TTCATGGTTTAGTCACCGCCGAATAATCAGGACCATTAGCAAGATCAATCCCTATTTGAACTTTATCTAACTCTTTCAACGCCTGTGCTGTATTGCGTGCTTCACGTTGTACAGCTTTCAATCCCTTGATCGCATCAGTACAACCCAAGCTGAGATTAATCGTCAACTCTCTGACTGGTTTGCTATGGTGTTCGCACTTATCACGTGCCTTCTTTGCACATTCCATATAGACATCCAGCGCTTCTTTCGGCATGCGCGGCTTCTCGATTGTTCCACCCTGTGGTTTGCTCTGATCTACCATCTTTGCACAACCTCCTTGTAATTTAAAAGAGAACCGGACGCATCCAGTTCTCAAAAAATACCCTCTCACTTATAGTTGGCAGATGGATGGCAAGTGGACGGCAAAGCTGTGGATAACTTTTGCAACTTTTTTTTCGCCCTTGCCAAATAGTCTTGCACTGTTCCTTTTGACAAACTAAGTTCAATCGCAATCTGCCGCTGACTCAAGCCGTATGCTTCAGCCAGGATAAACACTTGCCGTTCACGTACACTCAAGGTCATCAATGCGTCGACAATCCGCCGCTTGTCCTCTTCGCTTATTGGCTCTTTCTCATGCTCCGGCTGTAGCTCTAGGCACGGATATAAATCCATATCCGGTTCAAACGTCGTCACCTGATAAGACGATCGGGATCCAAAGTCTTTCTTATTGCCCGGCTCTTTGCCTGTCCGCATCCACGTCAGACTGTAGGATAGATTATGGATCAAGCGGTTCACTGCTTCACGTTCAACCTTCTCCTCTTTGTCCACCTTACCACGATATCTTTGAAGTTCTCGCATCGTCGTGCTGTATTCGTCAATCAGTTTGCCCACCCACGGCATTCTGTTTATCGTCATCCTGCTGCCCCCTTGCTCTGTCTGTAAATGTCCTGCACCCAATCAACGAGCATCGCCATCTGATTGATCACCAGTTTTTTATTGTCATAGCGTTCACATATCTCCGTGCTAGACTTTACAATCCATTGCCAAAACGGATCACTGTCCATGCCATACTTAACGGCTTGTTTATTAACCTCAAGTACCCACGCGGCACACTCGCCAAAGAATTGCTTATAATCCATAGGCTTACACCTCTTCGATTTTGATGTAGATGCCCGGCATATCTGACCAATACTTTTCAATCACTTCGCTAGCTACTAATGCGTCATCTGTCCAATAGCCTAACGCTGTCATGCAATCTTTAAGTGTCTTAACCAAATTGTCCGTGTCAGGTTTTGTAGTTTTGTACTCTCCTTCTTCATGTTTGCCGTTGTTCTTAAAGATCCACCAACTGGTAAGTCTGATCGCTGTCTTATATTTTTCTTCCGGCACGTGTTGTCCAAGATGTGCCATCAGCTTTGACCGGGCTGCTTGCAAATCTGCTGGTTCGTAAAACACTGGCTTGCCATTGATCACGTGGACTTGTTTCTGCTGATGCGTCGTCGTTGGCACTTTCATTGGCATGAAAAATTGAGTTACCATATTTTGTCAACACCTTTAATTTTTGATTTTGAAATTTTCGCCTTAGTGTCCGCTGTGTCTGTTGTATGTCGTCGTGCTTGCTCACGCACGACTACACAACACACGACACACACGCAGGGTGTGAAAGAAAAAAATGTATATTATATATAGTGTTTTTTTCTTCCCGTGAAAACAACGTGCAGTTACGTTTTTTTCACACCCCGATGATCAACCTGTGAAAATAACATGTTTTACGTTTTTTTCACATCTAATTGGTGTTACCTGTGAAAAAAAGATTACGTTGTTTTCACACTTACTTTTATTTAGTGTGAAAGAAAATAACATGTTATTTTCACACCTTCTTTTTTGTGACAATACTCGATTTCCCTTCTACTTTTTCAGTCTCAAAATTGCCATTATCCTTAATACGGTTCCAAACCGTCCGTTTCGTTGCCCCTAAATACTCTGCTAATTCGTCCACAGTAACCTGATGTTCGCCATCATCGAGTGCAGAAAAAGCTGTTTCGAATGCTTCATTTCGTTCTTTTTTCTTCGCTTCTGGACTCTTCCGTTTACCCATCGCTTTCTTCCAAGCCGGTTGTTCTGCCTCTGGTTGAATGTCCTTAAGCACGCCTGTATCGTCCAGCCGATGTACGGGATACCCGAACCATATATTGACCGGATCAAACTTGGCAAACTCTCGTAGTGTACCTTCAACTCGCCACGCTGTACGATTTTTGACAACGTCTATCGCTTGACTTAATGCCTGCCTAAGCTCATCATGATGCGGCTTTAGGGCGTTCTCTGAGTGCTTTCGCATTTGTGCAGCGCTAAGCAGATCATCTTGACCAATGTTTTCTTCTAAATAGTCCGAAGCATATCGTTTAAAGAAAGATTCATAGACTTTGCATATGGCCCGGTCCTTCTGCTGTTTTTTCAATTCATCCGTCAAATCTAGCTCTGTCAAGTCGAGTAATGCATCCGGATCACGTGCGAATACTCCTGATCCACTGGCACGATCCATCGACCGTTTCGCCCCTTGTACGCCTTTGCTGTGGTGATGGCAATAGATAACGGAGCAGCCTAACTCGGTGGCTATTTTGTCAAATTGATTCGTGAAGTGTGCCATCTGATCCGCACTGTTTTCATCGCCGGTTAGTACCTTGTAAATCGGATCGATAATGACTGCAATGTAATTCTTCTTAATCGCGCGTCGTATCAGCTTTGGAGCTAGCTTGTCCATCGGCACGGACTTACCACGTAGATTCCAGATGTCGATATTATCGATGCTATTCGGTTGCAATCCTAACTTGCCGTATACGTCCTTAAATCGATGCAAACAGCTGGCACGATCCAGTTCAAGATTGACGTATAGCACTTTACCTTTCGTGCATTTCCATCCAAGCCAACGCACGCCTTCACCAATGGCAATAGATAGTTCAATCAGCGCAAATGACTTACCGGCTTTTGATGGTCCGGCCATCAACATTTTATGGCCTTGACGGAGCACGCCTTCAATAAGCGCCGGTGCCAGCTCCGGCATATGATCCCAGTAGTCGGATAATCCTTCCGGATCCGGCAGATCGTCATTGACGCCTTCAATCCATTCGTTCCATTCTTCCCACGTTGCTTTACCAATGTTCGTGTCGATGATAAATTGCTTCTTACCGTTTCGATCGACGCCTGGCATCCTGGATAGCCGAGACGGGTTCCGGTTCTGTTTATCAATGTTGATGCCATTCTTCTTGCAGACATTGTATAGATAATCCACACGTTTCCGGTACTCGTCATAGTCCGGCGCATCCACCTTGATGATGGCATGAATGCTTTTGCCGCCACTGTAGACGAGACAAGCAATTGGTAATTCTAGTTCGCGCATGATGGCGTTTTGCTTCTCCAATTCCATCGTGTCTGATTCGACTAAGGCATATCGGAAATCAGTCACATTGTCGTTCTTGACTCCGTTACCATCCAGCGGATTAAACCGGATCCACGCACCTGCTTCGGGCTTATAATCGCCAAGCACAGCACCAATATCACCGTTGCATTGATTAAGCGCTTGGATTAATTCTCCGGCTGTTCGGTCGAAGCTGCCTTTTGTCGGCATGTACTTGTCTTTCTCATCGTCGTGCCATACTTCCGTTACATAGCCGACATTCTCCGTTGATTCAAACAACGTTTCCAAGTACCGAGTAATTTCACGTACCGGATTCCAATTGACTGGCTCTTTGATTTCCTGTCCTTCAATCCAGTTTTTATCGACGACAAGGTAATCATCATCGCTGCTGATTTCATCATCCCAACCTAGCGCTCGGTCCTCATTATGGTGATGCGGCTCCCAGCCGTTATCTTTGGCCATCTGTGTAATCGTCGCGCCAGTGATGCCGTTACCTTCGAAGGTCGCCCATTTTTTGAAGCATTCGCCCGGATGATAGCGCGAGTCGGATCTGCTCCATGAATCCCAATCAGAAGCGGTAAACCCTTCTGCACGCAACGCCATACCGACATCTACCCATTCCTGATAATCGAGCGTCGAAGGATCAATGTATTCAAGCAGCTTGATGATGTCGACTTTATTTTTCGTTTCCATAGGCTTGTCCTTTCTTGCCTGTTATAATTTCTAAAAAGGGGATGGGAAATTGGATATCAACGTAATATTTTCTTTAATAAGTACATTTGTCAGTGTTGTTGCTTTTTTGGTTTCACTTTTTGTGGTTCTTACTAATTGGCGCTATGCAAGACCAAAATTAAATATTTTTCAATTAAATGAAGCTGTGCATAGTGTTATCTTTAAATCACATGATGGATGCATTGTTACTTATGAAGACGGCTATGATAACACCGATTTATTAGATAACCCTCCAATTAAAAGTGTCGCTTTAGCTGAAATTTGTATTACAAATGAAAGTTCATTACCGATCTCAGTAATTAATTTTCATATTGATGGTGCTAGTGCTTTTGATTCATATTCAAATACTATTGATTATTTAAAGGCGACTGTTGATCCATTACTTCAATTTAGTGCGGGCAATGAGAATAACAAAATAAAATATTTAAAACCTGAATTCACATTAGATCCATATACTACTAAACGAGGTTTTTTATTTTTTTGGATGACTAATGAAGATAGTGTAAAACCGAATGTCAATATTCCACTAATTATTTCCACATCCAGGAAAACATTTAGTTTTTACATACGATTTTCAGATTCGTATGAGTCGATAAAAAAACATAAGCACATTGATAAAGACGGTAATGAAACTATTCTGGACGATATTCCGCAGGTGTGATGTCTTTTGGTGTGTGCCAGCCGCTTCCCGCGATGCGGTCGATCATCTTCCGCCCGTTTTCAAATGACCAGGTGCCGACATGCTGAAAGCCGCGTCCTTCGAGAAAGCGAATCTGCTTCGGCGTTGTCAATCCTTCTGACCGGCGTTGATCAAGTTTGTTGAGCAGCTTCGATGCTTTGCCGGCATTGTCAATTTCGTCTGGCAAGATGCCTAGCTTCTCAAGTTTCTTGACCTGATCTTTGCTTGGTGGTGCCATCTCCCATCCGAAACTCGGAACATAGCTTGATAAGTCCTCACCTTGGATGCTCATTTCGAACTGCAGCGGATCAACTAGCTTACGTTTACGCCGTTTCATTTCAGCTAGTTGCTTGGCTAGCGCTTCTTCACGTTGAGCAATGACATCTTCGGCAGCTGTCTTTTCGGCTTCTTCGAGATCAACCGGTGCGCCTGCTTCTTCAATCTGCTTCGTTATTGCCTGTGCCACTTCGTCGCTTTGAGCAATAAGGTGGGCAGGATGGCACAAATCGTGCCGCTCCGTCATCCACAGAAAATCAAGCAGTAGCAATTCTTTTTTGCCAGGATATAGCCGGGTACCACGCCCGACACACTGGGAATATAAAGCACGTGACTTCGTTGCACGGAGCATGACGATGCAATCAACTGATGGGCAATCCCAACCTTCTGTGAGCAACATTGAGTTACATAAAACGTTGTACTCGCCCTGATCAAATGCTTCTAAGATTTCTTTTCTATCCTCTGATTCTCCGTTAACTTCTGCGGCTTTAAAACCGACTGAATTTAAAATATCCGTAAACTTCTGACTCGTCTTGACCAGCGGAAGGAACACAACAATCTTTCGATCCTTAGCCGTTCGCCACATTTCAGCTGCGATCTGTTCTAGGTATGGATCCAGTGCCGTGCCTAGTTCGCCTACTTTATAATCTCCGCCTTGTTGTCCAACGGATGATAAATCAATAGTCAGCGGTATTGTCAGCGCCTTGATTGGCGTTAGGTAGCCTTCCTTAATTGCTTGTGGCAAGGAATATTCATAAGCTAAGCTCTCAAAATACTCGCCTAGATTACGCATATCATTCCGGTCAGGCGTTGCTGTAACGCCGAGTACATTAGCCTGGTCAAAGTGTTGCAAGACGTGCTGATAGCCATTAGATATGCAGTGGTGCGCTTCGTCGACGACAATCGTGTCGAAGAAATTGGGGTCAAATTGGCTTAACCGTTTCTCACGCATCATCGTTTGCACACTGCCCACGACAACGCGATACCAGCTGCCAATTGACGTTTGTTCAGCCTTCTCCGTGGCACATTTTAAGCCGGTAGACTTGGCAAGCTTATCCGCTGCTTGGTCAAGTAATTCGCCACGGTGCGCTAGGACAAGCACACGCTCGCCTAGCTTGACACGGTCGTTAATGACCATGCTGAATACGATCGTCTTGCCACATCCTGTAGGCAAAACAAGCAGTGTTCGCTTGTTTCCTTTCTGCCATTCGTCTTGAATAGCCACACGAGATTCTTGCTGATATTTACGTAGCTTCATAGTGTTGTTGCTCCTTTCTTATTGCGCATTTACCTCGCAATACCGTTCCTATCCTTAACTCGCTTAATCCGATTCGGACCGCAATGCAGGTTTTCTCGAATCCACCAGTACGGCTTTCCGTCTACGATCGCTTGCAAGATTTCCGCGTCAGTGCAGGTTTCTTTTGCCGCATCAACTAATCCGTTTTCTGTCCGCCACCGGGTAAACACGCTCTCTGTCGCGCCTACTTTCTTGCGTATGGCAAGCACCGTCCAACCGTCTGCCCGGAGCTTTTTGTACTCGGATACAGTAAGGCTAATTGACCGCTGTACACGTGTTGTACGGATGCCGTTGCGGGCTTTCCACGTGTGAATTAAGCTTTGTGATATGCCTTTTTCAAACGCTATTTCTTCATCCGGAAGTCCGTTGTTGTGCAGTTTCCAGTATTCCGGTACCGTCAGATCAATCGTCTTTCTTGGCTTATGCACAGGCTCTTGCGTCCACAGCTTCTTACCTTCCACACGAATCTTGTGATACAAGGCACAGTGTCCGCAGATCTTATCAGGCGAACCACCTATGCCGCGCTTCGGGCAGTCACCGCATTGATCGAGCAGGTCGTTGATGACCCGCAGCTGTTTGCGTTTATCCATAGCGGATCACTTCGCCGTTAGGACATGGATAAAGTTTATGGTTGCTGACAACCGATCGTTCGTTTCTTCATTTTCAGCTTGCAACTTATCTAGCCGCTGTTGTGAGTAGGCAAAGGCTTGGTCAGCATCAATTTTATACTCTTTAAGTTCAGCAATTTCGTTTTCCAAGTCGTCTGCGGCGACGTTGAGGTCGTCAACCTGTTTGCATTTTGCGTTATAATTTCTGTTTGCGCTATCAAACGCTTTGCTTAGCTTTTCAATTTCTTCACGCAAACTGTCATTCGCTCGTGCTTCACGTTCGTATTTATCGTTGGCAAGTAATAATTGTTTTTGCATTTCGTCTAACTTTACTGTTAGCTGATTATTTTCATTAGACAGTTCACCAAGACGTTTCGAACGTTCATCAACCATGATCTTGTACGCCGCTAATTCCTTTTCAATGCTTGAGCCATTTGATTTTAAATTGTCGGTTTTTAATACTTTTTTAGCCTTTTTTGATGTGTTTTCAGCTAATTTTGGCTCAAAAGGAGCAATTTGCTTTTTATGCGAATATCTCCATGTATAAATACTTTTTGGCTTCTTACCAATTTTATGAGCTATTTCAGGTATTGTTAGCCCTTGGTCAACAAACCCTTTATATTGGTCAACACTCATTATTGATGGTGTCATTGATTGTTCCTCCTTTTTGCGGTAGCCTTGACGTTCTGCTTCTTGTTTTACCGCGGCATAAAAGTTCTTCATTATACGTGAGACTGATATTTGAGAAACGCCATGCATTTTGCCAATTTCAAGCTGTGTCCCGCTGTCGTTTAAAACAGCCGTGATAACCTTTTTGTCTCGACTTTTAAACTTCTTGAGCACTATTTTTGCTAGATTCATTGCTCCATTTCGCATTATCGTGTTGTCTTCAGGAGCAGCCAATGTGTCTTGTAAAGTTAGTGTTTTCCCTTCTGATTCACATAGCGGTGTATCAAGACTAATGACAACGCCCTGCCGCTTCTTTGCTTTTTGCGCTCGATAAATCTTACTGAATAGCGCTCATTACTTTTGCGTTTGCATAAGTGACAAATTTAAGTTCCCTATCTATTTCAAAATTTTCAATCGCCTTGGAAAATGCAAGCATCGTGATGCTGACAGCATCTTCGTATTCCATATCATGTGGCTTGAGCTTTTTAACAAAAAAATGAACCAGTGGCATATTCAATTCAATAATTTCGTTTCTTGTGTCTTCACCTTTCTGATACCGGCGAATGAGTTCAATCGTTTTTTCGTTTCGGTCCACTACGCATCACCGCACAACGTCTGGCGTGATGATCAGGGCAACAATGGCAGCCAGCGCCATCAATGCGAAGATGATACGCATCGGTCGTTCCTCGTTCTTGCCTAACGCGCCAAGAATGCCGACGATGGCAAGCATCCATAAGATGAAGTGAATCATGAGCCGTCACCAGCTTTCTGCATGTCGATCGCTTCATCTATTTTTTCGGGTGCAATCAGGTATAGACTGTCAAGCAACGCGTTATTTGCATTGTTGTCATCTCTTAACTGATCGTTAACTGCAGCTAGGTGGACAGCTTGCTTCTCATATTCCTTCATTTTTTTCATATGGTAGTCGTTTTCTTTTTTAAGACGTTCTACTTCGCTTCTTAGCCCGATATAGTCCCCAGCAAGAATCGGCAATAGTTCACTCTTTCGGTGTCCGTACATGTGATCATTTCTTTCCTTAATACCGTCCAACTGATTACTCATAATGCTTCACCTCTCCCTGATCAAGCTCAAGCATCTTTTCAAGCTTCGCCCCGCCGATCGCGCAGGCAAAGACGATACAGCCGAAGAAAAATAACAGGATCCCGCCGACAATTAGAATCATGAGTAACATCAATAATCTGCCTCCTAAATTTCAAAATATTCAATCTATAAAAGTTAAGGAGACGCTACCGCCTCCTTGTTAAGTTAGAATTGACCAGGTGTGAAATTGCTGCCTTGCTGTTGCCCTGTTGGGAATGGCGCTTGATATTGTCCTTGTTGCTGCGTTTGCGGCTTAACTTCATCAGCCGGAATGAACGTCTTGACTTGGTTGTTACTTCCTTCAGTTCCATCCTGTTTTGTGTACTTATGGATTTCAAGTTTGCATCGGCCGGTTGAACCGACAACTGTTGACCAATTCATCCGCAGCTTTTCACCTTTTTTCTTTAAACCAATTCCTGTAAAAAAGTTGGAAATTAATCCTTCTAACCGTGAGAATAATAATATGTTATGGAATACATCGACATCGCCGTATTCTTTTGAATGAATGGTAATTGTCAACTTTGCTTGATTGCACGCCGGAACTTTCGCGCCACCGCCATATCTTGACCGTTCAAATTTTGTTACTGTGAAGTCGTATTCACCTGCCGGCAAGACGATAAATTCTCCGCCGTCTTTTTCAATCGTGTCGTCCCAACCTAGTTCTCGTTCTGCCATATTGATCACTCCTGTTTAGTTAAATGGTATTGTCTTTCTAAATGCTTCAACCATGCCGAATACCTGCTCCCACGCGCCAACAAGTACGCCGTTGACAAAGCCGGGGTCATAGTTAGTGATCGGCGTGTCCATCGGATAGTAGCCTTTCTGCGCTACGACAGCCTGTATTTCTTCTTCCGATACCTTCGCCTGAAGCATGAGATCACGCAATGCCTGCGGTATCGCTGGATCAAGTTTCGGATTGTAATCATCCATTGTTGCTTGCTGCGTTTCCGGAGCGGTTTGTTTCGGCGATTCCGCTACTGGTGGTGCCTGTGGCGGTGTGCTTGCTTGAGTTGTCGATGCGATCGGTTTAGACACTTTGTCAAAGATTGGTGCCAGGTATTTTTCATACGCGCCTTTAAGTGGAAACTCGTCCGGCAAGCTGTGACGGTTCTTTGCGTCCCATGCCGGGCTGTGCGTGGCATAGACTGTGCGCGTCCCGCCCTGTGCCTTGTGCTTTGTTGCATTTCCTTTGCTGTCTACTGCAGATGCCACGCTTAACGTTTTGTAGTTGATGAACAGCACCATGTCTGCCCATTCTTTGACAAGTGCTGATGTACGGGCGGATGTTTTCTTTCCGAGTTTTAACTCGTACCGGTCATAGGCACCCATTTCATCCGGCTGTTCAAACTTACGGATCTGAGCGTGAGCAGTCAGAACAACGTTAATGCCGCTGTCAACAACGTCCTGCAGTTTATTAAGGAAACGTCCTAATTCTTCTTCGAGCTTGATGTAGCCACTACCATAACCAAAATCTTCAATTGATGTTTTTTGAGCATCCGAGCAAATTTTTTCAATTGCCATTCGTTCTGCCCAGTCAACGGTGTCAATCGTAAGCGTCTTGCACAATTTGTCCCTTTTGACCTCATCAACAGTTTGATTCAGCATCGTCCAACTTGACACTTTAGGAGTCCGTGCAACATCCATATTGGCGGTGCTTCCTTCCGTGTCGATAAATAGAGGATCGGGAAATTTTGCAGCTAGTGACGACTTACCGATTCCCTCCATACCATACAAAATGCACTTTTGCGCTTTAGCTACTTTTCCACGTGATATTTCCATTTTTAAAATTCACCTGGCTTCCATGTTTTAGTTTGTGCTTTAGGCTGTTCTGCCGGCTTTTCGTCGCCAACAACATAGCCATCTTCGATGATAATCGAGCATTCTTCTCCGGTGCTAACGCGTGTCGCAATGGCTTGCAATCCTTCTTGTTTCAGCCATTCGCCAAATTCGTTGAGCGTGTCCATATCCATTTGCTCAAGCTTGTCCAGCAAGATAAAGCCACAGTCTGGCTTAAGCTTACGAACGATTGCCGTGGATACTTTTAGTTGATCGGCTCCGGACATGTTATCCCACTTCTGCCCCTCATACACGAGTTCGCCATCTGCTACTGACAGATTAGGCAGCGGCAAGTTGGCATTTGTCAGTAGGTCTGATTTTTGTTGGCGTACGCGATCGATTTCTACAGACAGTTTCTGATACTGTGCTCCGTACTCGCGTGCATCGTCTTCGGCTTTATCCTTGTCGAGATTGGCACGTACCTTGCGGTTGATCTCATCGATCTGTTGGATATTGGCTTCGAGTTCATCCGTTGATTGGTCGACCAGGTCAAGAGCATCAGTTTGTGCAATACTTAAATCTTCCTGTAGTTGCGTGTACTTCTTTTGAGCCGCGTTTAGCAAAGCCGTTAGCCGGTTAACTTCGCGTCCTTGTGATTCAAACTCATACTGGATTTGTTTGACACACTCACGTTTTCGCTGATTCTCACCGTTCTTGGCGAGAATGGCTTGTTGCTGCTGAATGAGTTCAGACGCTGACACCAGCTCTTTCGGCGCGTCTTGAAAGTACGGTTGCTCCTTGGCAAACTTGGCTTTTTGATCGGCAATCTGACCTATGGCACGGCGCCGGTTGTATACTTCATTCTCCTGCTGTTCAAGCTCATGCAGTCTGTTGCCCACGCCAATGATTTGCAGCAGGGTATTAGCTTTTTCCTTACTCGTTGAGTTCATAAATTTTGGTAGATTGATAGCCAATTCTCCAACGAAGCTGTCTAAGAGAGACTGGCCAGCTTTCTGCCCGTTGGGGTCAAGCACCTTTAAGTCGCTATTCTTTCCTTTGCGCTCAACGACAAGTCCGTTGGACAGAACAATATGCAGGTATGGAGCGGTCACCGAACCCTCACGTTGCGCTTCTGATGGTCGGTATTTATTGCCACCTAATCCCCATGCAATGGCATCGAGTACACTTGTCTTGCCCTGCTTATTTTTACCGCCAAGGATGGTTAAGCCACTTGCAGATGGCTCAACCTTGACGGCTTTGACTCGCTTGACGTTTTCAATTTCGAGTTCGCTGATTGTTACCATATTTTAAAATCAGTCCTTTCGTGGTACAATGACCACAGATGTGATTTACTTAGTCGCTTGGCAGAGCGGCTATTTTATTGTAGTTTTTCATCGATAAGCATTGATTGAATATCTTCAGCAGCGTTGATCATGTCTTGAAATTGCCCATTTTCTACATAGATAAGCGATTTTACTTTATGGTTGTTGAACTTCATATCGGTCTTCTCGACTCGGATGATTTTATCTACATTGATGATTTGTTCATCCGAAAAGCCGATATTTACCGTGATAAAATTTGCCATTGTTATTCACCTTCCTTCAAAGCCTTACGTCTTTCCTGCTCCTTTAGCAGGTTCGTATACGTTTCGGCGTACTCAAGTTCACTCATTTCGGTAAGCGAATTCTTAGCACCGCCAGGAATAAAGTTGCAGCGCATGTAAATCCGTCCATCAAAATCTCGGTAAGATTGAGATTCTTGTTTCGGTGACGACTTGAACATGTTATATGAGAAACGCAACATAGATAGAGTTCGGTAGTTTTTTAAATTGAATTTTACAAGGATAGACGAATAGAATTGCTCAAGTGCTTTTGCCTGCTTACCGCTTTTCTTAAGAAACCCGTCTTTCCTGAACAGCTTCTTGTTTTCAGGCTTAAACCGTTCAACGACAGCGGGTGGAAAACCAAGTGCAAACTCTGTGTAGATTGATTTAAATTCCTCGCCCATATGGACAGCCATTGCAGTCATGACTTTGCTCCAATCGTCTTGCTGTTGCCATTCTCTGCGAACAGCCTGGTCATAGTCCGAACCTTCTTTTGAAACATAGCAATGGAAATCGCTCACTTTGTCTTACCTTCCTTCGATTCAACGTATTTCTTGGCTAGTCGATATAGGCGAATATCGTCTTCGCTTGCTGGTTGAATTGCAATTCGAGCCAAAAATTCTTCGTCTGATTCATAGTTGGTAAATATTTTCTCGTCGTATACGGCATCAACGAGGGATTTCATTCCTTCTCTGCCGATAACTTTGTCTTGAGCAGAGGTTGTTTTTCCCAAAAGCAGATAAAGTCGCATACCAGGATCATCTTGATTATTAATCTCCTCAAGAGCTACATCAGAAATTCTAACGGGTAATTTAAACGGTTGTTTCATTCTTCATTCATCTCCTCTCAAGCTTTAATTCCAGTAATCTGTTCAAATTTCTCTGCATCAAAATTCGGTATCTCTTGAATCACTTGCTTTTGCCGGTCGTTAATATTGCCCCACCATTCGGCGTAAACGTTGCTGAGATCGTTCTTTTTCAGGTATCCGCCAGTCGTTTCGTATTCCGTGTGTTCTGCCTTTTCAACATCTGTCATGTCGTCCTCGTCAACCCATTCAGCCGGTCGGAAATCTACTTGTGACAGAAGACTATAAGCATCGGATCGGCGCCACTCTTCGAAACTGATCTGTGCCGGACGGTCGAAGAATAGCAGCTTGTGTTGCTTGGTATTAAAGCATCCAGAATTGTTATTGGATAAGTTAAAATCACCGCTGTTCCAGTCGCCACTGTTCCGGTAGCCACTGTTCCGGTAGCCACTGTTCCGGTAGCCGCTGTTCCAGTCGCCACTGTTCCCGTTGCCACTGTTCCGGTAGCCACTGTTCCGGTAGCCGCTGTTCCAGTCGCCACTGTTCCAGTCGCCACTGTTCCCGTTGCCACTGTTCCCGTTGCCACTGTTCCCGTTGCCGCTGTTCCGGTAGCCGCTGTTCCAGTCGCCACTGTTCCAGTCGCCACTGTTCCAGTCGCCACTGTTCCCGTTGCCGCTGTTCCGGTAGCCACTGTTCCGGTAGCCACTGTTCCAGTCGCCACTGTTCCAGTCGCCACTGTTCCCGTTGCCGCTGTTCCCGTTGCCGCTGTTCCGGTAGCCCGAATTTCCTTTTCCTGTGTTAACCAGTTCAAGCAATTCTGACCATGGGATTTCACGAACGATTTTGATTTTGTTCGTGGCACACTTTGTGCCGTTTTCTTCCTCGTCGATGCCGCCAATGGCAATTATTTCGGCTACTTTGTTGTCCGGATCAAAAGAATAGTAGTTGAAGCAATCCACTGCTTTCTTACAGAAGTGAAACCCTCGGTTACAAACGATTGGCGCTTCGTCCGTTTCATAGGTCTTGCCGACTTCGTACTTAAAATCGTGTTTTGCTGTCCAGTCCGGATTAAAAACTTTAAATCCCTTTACTTTTGGCATTCCATCATCTCCTAAATTGGATAATTAGCGCTGCTATAAGAACTGTTGCAAAAAGAAGCGCGCTAATACCGAATAGTGAAACGGCAACAATTATTAACATTTCCATGCGCTTTCACCTTTCATCATCTGAAAATACTTTGATTTTTGCCGCAGTGCCCAACGTGCAATGTTCATTCGACCAGCTGCCGTCATGCGCGTTTGCAGGTTGGCGAAGAAGAAATAAAGTTGCTTAGCTGTTTCGTGTGGGACGATTAGTGAGACGTTTTTAGCGATCACAGTTCCGTTATCACCGAACAGAACGGCAGTTTCTGTGTGTATGGGTTCAAGTTGTCTTAGTGCTTGCATCTATCTCACCTCCTCTCGTTGCTTCACGTTGATATCGATGGCTTGCTTGCGACCGTCCATTACGGACAGATGAACCAGCTTGTCGTTAAACACCGTCTGCAATCTCGCCAACTTGAAAGCAAAGGATAGCGCTTCGGTAACGGTGTCGTACTTCGTTTTATTGCAGCCGTGAATATGATCAATCACCCGATACATCGCAGCCCCTCCCCACTTCATTCAGCTTGCAGAGACGATCGTAGCGGGCAAGGAAACGGTGGTACGTTTCGTAATCCATGACCCAAGACAAGTCAGCGATTAAATCGTGTGCCTTTTCGGCGTCAGTCATTGGGCTTGTCCCTCCTCACAGTCGCTACCTAGCCAAATGTCAATCTCGTCTAGGTCGAAAATTAGATACTGTGGCGAAGGATGGTGGCAAGGAATCAGTTTGTTTCGAACCAGGTTGTAGATTGATCCTTCTGACATCGGGCAGTTAATTGAATCAAGGTATTGTGACAGTTTTTTTGCCCCGCGTACCTTTCTCATTTATCCCGCCTCCTCCGAACTACAGTTTTTCTGTAGTTGATCATCAAAAAAAATAATGCTATCCAATTTTTGCCCCGATATTCTTGCAAAATTAAAGCCGTCACTCATTCGAAATACTTTGCGGTACTTCTCGTACTGAATGTATGTTTTTTCAGACATACCAAGACGTTCAGCCATTTGCACTTGTGTTAGTCCTGCTAGAATCCTCGCTTGGGCAAGTGTATATTGCATTGGCATTTCTATCACCTCCTTGACGAGATCATCATACTACAGACAATCTGTAGTTGCAAGTCAAATGTACAGTTTTTCTGATTTATTTTGTCGAACATAGAATATTTTACAGAATTACTGTACATAATTACAGATATAATGTATAATAAATATATTCAAAGGAGGAAACAAATAACCATGACACTCGGAGACAAGATCAAGAAACTTCGTAAGAAAGTAGGTTTGACACAAGCTGAACTAGCAAAGAAATTGAAAGTTGCTCCAACCGCTGTTTCAGCTTGGGAGAGAAATGATAATCGTCCTTTAATGGATAAACTTTCAATTCTTGCTGGCATATTCGATGTATCAATAAGTTACTTTTTTAACGAAAGTGAGGTTGATGAAGCCCCTGAGGTTTATCAGGTTTCTTCTACTACTGATCTTCCAATCGTCGGCCGTATCTCCTGCGGAAACGGAATCATAGCTTATCAGGATATTGAAGGGTATGAACCAACGCCAAGGACTTGGTTAAACGGCGGCAAATACTTCTACCTACGTGCCAATGGTGACAGCATGACTGGTGCCCGGATTAATGACGGAGACCTCCTCCTTATCCGTCAGCAAGAAGATGTTGAAGATGGTGAGATAGCTGCTGTGTATGTTGAAGGCGAAGCGAAGCTTAAGCGAGTCTTTAAACGTGATGGAAACCTAATTCTTCAATCTGAAAATGCAAAATATCCACCGCAGATCATAAAAAGTGGGGACGTAAAAATTATTGGTAAGCTTAAAAAATTAGTTGTTGCGTTTTAATTAATATACTGTAGAGTCATTTTCCTTGGCTCTCTGCAGCCCTTACATAGAACATACATTCCTTTTAAAGGAGGTGAAACCATAATGGCATCGTATCAGGATCTTGGAAATGATAAGTATAAAATTTTCGTAGACATCGATCGACCAGGCAAGCGTAAACGTAGAACAAAAACGGTAACAGCAAAAAGTCAGCGTTCCTTAAAACGTGCGATGGAACAATTTATCGCTGAGGTGTCTGCCGAATCGCCACTAGAGGGAAATTCAATTAGTTTCCATAAATTTGTTCCTTACTGGTGGAAACGACACGTCAGCACACTTCATATGCGCACACAAGAGGAATATCAGAATCAGCTTGATAAGCATGTAATCGTTGAATATTTTGGCGATTATAAACTGAATGAAATCCGAGCATATCACGTGAACAACTTCTTCGATGAATTAAAAGACAAAGGAGTTGGCGGCCCACGAGCAATTTATATCTGTCTCGCTAGCATTTTATCTTTTGCTGAAAAAAGAGACTTCATTGATTTCTCGCCCATGCATAAGGTAACTTCTCCAAAATCAAAACCGCGGAATCGTGAGGTAAAAGCTTATACTGGGGAACAATTAAGCGTATTAACTTTTGCGATTGATCATTCACGACTAACTGAAAAGTTGCGTATCGAGATTAAGCTAGGCTATTTAGTCTTTTTAAGAGAAGCGGAAATTGCGGGGATTCGAAAAAGTAACATTAACTTTAATGATCGATCAATTAAGATCGAACGTCAGTTACAGTGGGACAAGCGGAATAAGTGCATGCGGTACAATCCACTTAAAAATAATAAAGAGAGGATTGCTTATTTCCCAGAAGCATTTGAATCAACTCTTCGTGCGTATGTAAAAGCACATAGCAAGATGAAAGAGAAATCTAAGTACTGGGAAGACTTTGTTGATCCTAATTATTCAAATGATCCGATTGACCTGCTATTTACCGACGCGATAGGAAGACCAACAACGCCGGATCGAATCTCTCATTCCTGGCTTCGGTTTATTCGTCAAGTAGACGAACTGCCTGAACTAAACTTTCATGGGCTCCGTCATAGCGGCGTATCCTATCTGCTGAATAGAGGCGCACTACTCAAAGACGTGCAAGAACAAGCTGGGCATAGTAACCCAGAGATTACAAACAAAACGTATAATCATACAGATAACAAAAAACGAGCAAACGATATGAACCTGTTTAATGACGTTTTAAGAGCGGGTGACAACGGTCTCTGAAATACCTTGTTTTTTAGTAACGAGTGACAAAAAAGTGACCTACGATTTTTAAAAGTATAAAATTAAATGAAGTTAATTAAAGTTGTTTTGA